CAATTTTGCATTGATTGAGTCTCCTGGTTTTGTGTTGGAATCTTTAACAAATTTTATAAATTCTGTACTTACATCTGTAGGTTCAGCATTTACACCAATTGCATTAAGCTGCTCTACACGTGATTGAGCTTCTACTACATTATCTGCCTGCTGTGGTGCAACTGTTGGTTCAGCATTAATAGCATCACCAAACTCATTTTGTACAAAGTCTTTGATAGATGTTACATCCATCTCTCCGTCATACAATTTAGTTACAGCTTTACCAATACCTTTTTCAGCTTCAAGTCCTAATGACTGTAAAGCACTATCCATAGCTTGAGCCTTGAATGCTTTATTCTCAGCTTTAAGTTTTTTAAACTCATCTCTGAGTTGCTTTATATTGTCATTAGAATCTAAAACCTCTTCGATTTTATCTTCTGTAGCTTGGTCTAATTTATTTGTATCTTCCATTTTTATCTCCATCTTTTCTCTAGCATATAAATATCCCATAACATAATCGCTAGGTAATTAAAGGGATTTCACAAGGGTTTACGAATGACAGACAACACACCTTGGTAGTGTCATCGAATGCAGCCCTATATTTATAGTGCCGATTCCTGCCAGGCACTACATGTAGTATAGCAGAATTATCCTTCTGTCAAGCCAGTTACTGCACCTTCTTGAGTTCGTCTAGCACCTACTTGTGCTGAACTAGCTGACTCAGTTTGTGCTCCTAAAGAACCTACTTGTTCCGCAAAATCTGTATCTGGTGCTGCACCCATCTCTGCAAACTCTAATGCAGTATAGTCTTGTTGTTCTCTGTTAAATCTTCTTGCTAATCTTGATGCAGTCATAGCTCTAGCTGCTGCTGTTTCAAACTCACTAGCTGCTCTTTGTGCAGTTATACCACCACTAACTAATCTCTGTATAGAATCAAAATCTATATCTTCACCAGTAACTCTTTCAAACGTTGCACTTATTTGTGATACATTTAATCTTTTAGCTAATATCTGTGCGTTAACATCTGGGTCTATAGCTAAAGCAACTAATGTTGCATCATCAACAACTACAGTTTCTCCTAGTTGATTAGAGTAATACTCGGAGTATTGTCCTAATACTTGTGACTTTTGGTCTTGTGGTAACTGTTCAATAGTGTTAGATACTGCTTGTACTCTTTGTCTAAATTCATCAGGTGAAACATTGTTAGCTAATAGTTTAGGAAAAATAACATCAATGTTTTCTTTTCCATATCCACCTAAACTATATTCGTTAAGATGTATAACTACTGCTTCTTTGTTTTGTAAATACTGTGCTTCAGTCATTCTTAAACTACCATCATTTCTTTTTATACCCTCAAACATTTCGCTGTACTCAACTGTTGAACGCATATTAGCTAGTGCAAACTCTGCTTTACCTGTATCAATAAAACCTTGTGTATAAGCATCTATTAGTTTTTCTCCACGTACTGGGTCTAACTTTGTAATGTATGGCAATAATACTTTAGCTTGTTCTCTGCTATAAGGAGATAGGTCTTCTTCTTTAAGAGGAGTTGAAGCTGCAATTTCTCCACCACCTGAGCTTATACTAGATGGTGCAGTTAAAGTTCCACCTACGTAACCTTCACGTCCTGGAATATCTCCTGCAAGCAATCTTTCTAGCTCTGACCTTTTTTCGTTTGGTCTAGCTTTATCATTAGCTGTTGTACTAAATCTACCATCTTTTGTATAAACTGTTACTTGTGCCATTATATGCTCCTAACTACTGGTCCACCTAAAGACTTGTTCATCTCACTTGCAAGATTATAACTAAAGAATTTATTATTACTATCATATGCTTTTTGTCTAAAGTTTTTACCAGCATCTTGAAAGTCATTATTAAATTCTTCTAAGAAATCTAAACTTGTTTCATCTGGATTATCTCCAAATATAGAAGCATATAGTTTTACATATGGACCTGCTATCTTTTGGTAATTTAATCCTTTACCTGCATACTTTGCAAACAAAGGATTAGAATCAAATATATTTTGTAAATATTCATCAACACTTTCCTGTCCTTCAGTAGCATACAACGTAGCAATGTTCTTCTTTTCCGAATCTCCCAAATCGTTATATACACCAGGACCAAGTATTTCTGTACCTCTTGCCTGTGCTTTATTATTAAATATATAATCTGACAAATCTAATCCAGAACTATCTACACTTAATCTATCTGCGACACTACTAAATAGTGGATACAAAACATCTTCATTTGATATTTCATAACCATCTATTCCCTCTACATATCCAATAAAGTTTTTAAGTAGTCCTGCAGATATATCACCTTGTACTGCAGTATTTAAAAATGATGCATATGTTTCTGGATTTTTATTTTTATAATCATTAGGATTCAAACCAAGACCTGTAATCGCAGTATCTAATTGCGAAGCTCTTGTAGTCCTTAAAGCTAATAGCTTCTGATTTGGTTTACCTGATATTGTGTAACCTGACTTACCCAAAGCGTTTAAATATTCTATCTTTTCATTTGTGTACGGAGCTTTTATTGCCATAAGGCGAGGGTCATTAGGTGCAAGTGTTGTACCATTTACAACTACATCAAAGAGTAACTCCATACCTGGATAATCTACATTACCTTCTTCATCTACAACTGGGTCAAAAAAGAAAGGTGCTACATCTTCGTATAAAGCAATTCTTTCTTCAAAAGTTTCACCAGGATTCCAACCATCTAATAAGTTATAAGCTGTATCTATTTGTTTTATATCTAGTAATTCTTCTCCAACTAATGTTCCTGGTGGAGTAGTAACAGCTTGAGGTCCTGTTCTGTTTTCACCAGTAGGTGTATCATTAAAACCATTAGGATTATATCTTGTACCAGCATTGTATGTTAACCATGTTGTACCTGGTGATTGGTCTAATGTTGAAGATATATCCCATAGCCAATAGTAAAAATTACCATCATAATAAACTTGTTCAGGTGTAGGTTTTTGTGAATGTCCTGTGTAATTACTATACTGTATAGCTGTAGATTCATTTTGCTCTTCTTCTAAAGCAGCTTGTGTTTCTGCATCAAAAGGAGGACTATCTTTTAAATCGTCTTCATTCACTATTTACTCCCATAAAATTCTTAAGTTTAATTCTAGCTTTATATTTTGCTTGTTCTCTTCTTAAATTAGAAACTCCTGTTGGTTCATATGTATACTCAGTATTCTTAACAATTGCATCAGCTATGTTAGGGTCTACTAACTGTGGTTTACCTTTTAAGTATATTGTTATAGGTTCTTTTGTATCAGTAGCATTACCCCCTGTTTCAGTAGGGTCATCAAATTCATTTAAGTATGCAATTTCTTTATTTATTCTTTCTTGAAACCATTCAGGAACTTCTTCAGTTCTATTCTCTTGATAAACTTCTAACTGACTAGGACGTATAGCATCAAAATTATTTCCTGCAATAACTTCCATTGTATCTCTTAAAGCCCAAGGTCTATTGAAATACACTAATGTCATATAATCTTTTTTTTGTTGGTTAGTTACGTTCAAGTTTCTATTCTTTAACATCTGTTCTACAAAACTTTCAGCTTCATTTAAATCTTCTTGAAGTATTTCTAATGCTTGTTCTTCTGTAATAGTGTCACCTTTTTTAAATTTAAAAGAACCTGCTGCATTAGTATGTCCGTATCCTATTGTTAGCACACCATTAACATCACGATACGCAGTTAACTTTTTGCCTTCTAAATCTTCTATGTGTTCTATTAAATCTTCAGTCAGTTCCATAAATTATCTCTGACTAAATGCAGATATTAATCTTGCAATTCCATTTTTGTATGCTGTTTCTTCTTGCCCTTGTTCTATTAAATCTCCATACTGTGACCTAACATATTGATTTAGTCCAGCGTTAAAAGAACTTGTAATATCAGCTTCAGTCATTGCTGCAGTAATTTCATATGTTTTTTCAGGTAGTCCAAACTTCTTTCTTCGTAATGCATCTTCTTGTGCCATACGAGCTTGGTTTCTATAGAGTCTTTGACTCTCTTCAAAGTCTTGTGTTAACTCTCTAATTTTACCATTAGCCCAATCTTGAACTCCATAATATAAAGTATCATTAGGTGTTGTTCCAACTAAACCTTGAACAGCCGTATCTATCTGTTGTCTTAATAACTCAGGTCTAGGTAAAGCTATAATAGAAGGACCTTGTGATATAGGATTTGTTTCTGTCCATGATATATCATCTAGTCCATCTAAATAATAATCTCTAATAAATCCTAAGAATGATTGATTGTTACCACCAGATGCAGCAGCTATTTCTTGTAAATCGTTACTGTCTATACCAAACTGTGCTTTAGGATTCATATAACTAAATGATGCAATAACTGCTTGTTGAGTTGCAGTATCATAATCACCAGGATTAAAACTACCTGGGTCTAAAAATCCAGCTTGTACTAAAGCTAATTGATAATCAATAACTCTTTCTGGTGGTATGTTTTCTAAAAATGTTTGTTCAAGACCTACGTTATATAAAGGTACTAAATTATCATTACCTGCTGAAGCTTGTAAATCTTGTATGGCATTTGCACTATCTATTCCATAATAACCAGCTTCATTACCATAAAAGTATGCTGATTCATATGCGTACTCTGCATTTTGTATTTGTCTTTCTATATCTTCTGCTGAATCTATTGCACCTAAATTTTCTAGTAATTTATCTGTATCACCAGAAGCTTCATATTCAGCAAACGCAGCTTTCCTTAATTCATCTGTAGTTTGTGGTTTTATTTCTTCTTGCACTCTTCTTCTAGAAGTTTCTGCAACTTGTTGAGTTATGTTATTTGTATATGCAATAATAGAATCTTGTACTGTTTCAGGTGCTATACCTCCAGCTTCTTGTCTATCAGCATCTATTTCATCTAATGGGTTATAATCATCTCCTGTTAGACCAGCCATAAATGCAACTATCTTCGGATTAGACTCAAATCCTTGACCAAGTAAAGCTTGTGATTGTGCCATTGTATTTTCACCTTGTCCAATGAATGTAAGCAATTGTGCTGCTACTTTACCAGATATTCCAAGAAGATTAGCTATATCATTAGAAAAAGCATTAACAACTGTCTTAATATCTAATCCTGTTTTAATTATTGCTTCTCTAAGGACTTTACCTTTTAAGTTTGCTTCTTGTTCCATTAATATCCCTCACCTTGTAAGAATACATCTGTGTACTCTTCTTCTACCTCAAATCTCAATACATCATCATACAAGTAATAGAAGTCTGGATATTGTGCAAACAGCTGTTGTGCTAATTGTCTAAGACTATTTCTGTAGAAAGAATACTCTTCTCTTCCTAAAGTTGCACGTACTCCATCTCTTTGTTGTATAACAGATAATATTTTGTTACGTTCATTTAAGTATACAGATAAACCTTGCATGGTTGGTAAATCTTTCAATAAAACTTTATCACCATTAGGCATAGTAAGTTCTTGACTACCTTCATTAGTTAGCATATATTCTAATTGTCTTAACTTAGCTTGTGAATCTATACTCTTTGATGCAGTTGATACAGTTCCATAACCTGGATACTCTTGTCTTAGTGCATTTCTTAAATCACTTAGTATTTGGTATCTTCTTTCTTTAGGTGTACCATCATGAATACCTGAATCAAATAACAATCTTCTTTGATATTCGTAGGCTAATCTACCTTGTGCTTGTCTTATTGTCTGTATAAACTCATCTTCACTCAAGTCAACTCTATCTCTGTTAGCAAAAGAATCTGCCCATGCTACGAAGTTAAACTCATCTAATGGGTTATCAGGGAATAAAAAGTAACCTACATCTGGATATACTTCCATAAAATCTTTATTATCTTCAAAGAACTTAGTGCCTTCATCTGTATAACTTCGTTTAGTTATTTCTTTAGATTTAGAAGTTAACAAAGCTGTAGGGTCTAATCCAAATTGATTAACAAACTCTGCTGTAGCTTTTACTTGGTCTCCTCTATATTTAGCAAGTATTCTGTAATAAGCATCAGCTATTGCGGATATACCATAAAAATAATGTTGAGGGTCATCCTTTTTAGTTTTAGCAGGGTCTACATGTAATTGACCACCTGGTGCTATCTCTACTTCATATCTAATTACTGCACCTGTTGGAGCTGCAAACTGTATTGCTGTTCTTAATATAGTTAATTGAGTAGCAGTTTTTTTAGCTTGTTCCATAGCTTGTGCTGCTTTTGCAGGAGTACTGTCATCATAAAGACCAGTAGTAACAAACATCTTCATTACGTCTTTAAATGTATTTGCATATCCTCTTTGTAACTCTTGATTACTATTACCCATAGACATAGCTTTTTTAGCCCAAGAAGGTATTAAAGCTTTTGCATAGGTAAAAGGATTTAAAGGGCTCTCTGTTTCTCTTCCATAAGGAAAGAATACTTTATCTATCGTTTCTTGATTAGGTAATAACTTAGAAGCTGGTATACCTACTAGAGGTCCTAGTCCTGGTGCAGGGTTTCCTGCAATCATGTTAAGTGAAGATACATAACCTTTAAGTCTTAATTTTGCGTCTGGGGCTTCCATAGCTTGCCCTGTAACAGGGTCTCTAACAGTTCTGGAGTCATTGTCCCCATCAAACATATAGTTAGATAACATCTCTGAACCTGGGAAGAAAAACATTTCTTCTCCTGTCATATCATCAGTATGAAAGAAACCTTCATTATCATCTTCTAAACTTGCTTTCCTACCACCTTCTATACCACGTGATATTTTACGTGTCATAAGGAATTTCTTTTTATTAAGTAGCCTTGACCATGTTCCAAGTATCTCTATATAAACTTCTGCGAATGGAAACGCTAGTCTTAACATATCAGATACAACATGTCTTTTGTTTAAATCATATAACAAACCTTTAGTTTCTGTTAATGAATAAGCTTTAGCTGCTGTATCAAGTTCATCTAAGTTATCTATTGTTAATAACTTACCTTCATCTGCTGTAACTTTACCTGTAGTATCTAATTTTTTCATAAATCTTTTATCTAACTTAGAAGCTTTTGCTTGACTTTTAATTTGAGAACGTAATGTATCATCAAAGTATGCTATGTTTTCTTCAATAAATCTCCAATAGAATTGTCTAAAAGCTGGAGAACGTGAAAGTCTATTTGTTGGAGCTTCCATAATTATAGAAAACAATCTTTCAATAGCAGCATCATATGCATTTATTTTTTCTCCATCTAAATCAAATACAGATTTTTTCATAACGTGATGTGGTTTATGTATATCTTTATTTTTTATCCACTTGTTATATTCCTGTTTATCTTTTATAGTTGCATTTCTACCAAAGGTAACTTGTCTACCATTAATATTTATAAGAACAGGAGCTCCACCTTCTACAGATACAGTTTTAAGTTCTCTACCTTTTGCTATGTGTTCTAATATTTCACTATCTCCTACTTCTGTTATTTCAAATTCAACTCTTGATTGTGCAGATTTTCTAACTCGTGTTTGTCCAACTACATCATCAAACAATCTTTTTGTACCATCTGGTAATATTTCATAAGCTTTATATGAACCACCAGCTTTATAATGCATTCTTGCATATACAGAACCTATGTAATCATCAGCCCATTGTCTATCATTAAGTATTTTTATTTTTTGATATTTACCTGCTTCGTCAGAACCATATGCTAATGCTTCTCTCCAATCAGATAAATCTCCATCCCAAAATCTATCTTTAATATTTTGTAATCCTGCTTGAAATGCTGGGTCATCTAAACCACCTTTAATAGTTGCTAACTCTGCTGCTATAGGGTCATCAACAAGCTGGAATATTTCTGAAGCTGCAGAAGGATAAAAACCTTCTTCACCATACTTAACTTGTTTGAAAGAAAAAGTTCTTTTTAATTTATCTGTATCTAAAATACCACCATGAGATTGTGTCATAGAAGCTTGATGTTCCATAGCTTCACCTAGTACTTGATTATCTCTTATACCAAATTGTCCTTTTTGTATTAATCTATCTACATCAATAGTTGTTGGGTCTCCTATTTCATTCAATACTTGTTTTCTATTCTTACCCATAATCCAAGCAAATGCTGATAGTGGATGTGAGAAAACATTTTCTAAATCTGCTGCCCACATACGTATTTGTTCTTCACCAACAACTCTTGCAGTCCACGCACCTCTAAGAAGTATGAATGGCTTCCAAGCTTTGTTCATGTAAGTATCTCCTAATAAAGCTAACCAACCTTGTGTAAGTTCTTTAACTGTTTCTTCATCTTTACTAAATCTAAAACTTTTTCTTGCAGTTCTAACCATAAGTTCTGCATGTTGACGTATACCTTTTTGGTCTGATAGTTGTAACTCATAAAGATTTTTAACTGGTTTAGATAAAAATTCTTCAAACTCTGATACTTTAATTTCTCTTTGTGTACCTTTTATTTTTTGAACTTTTGTACCTTTTGGTATTATTGTTCCAGGTACTAATCTAGCCCAGAACTCTCTAGCTGGAGAAAATACTCTTAAGAATAATCTAGCGTCTGGTAAAGGTAAGTTACCTGATGAAAGGTATTCAGATATCAAATGTGCTGTAGGTCTACCTACTACTGCTTCAACTTCATTAAAGTTTGCTTTTTTCATAAGTTGATTTGTAACTTCTTCTAAAAATTCTGCATCACCAACTGTTTCTTCAAAATAATTTAATATTTGATTAGGTGATACTTTTGCATTCTTACGTACTTTAAAACCTGCTTTAGTATCAAAAGCATCTTCTGTTTTAACTAACAATGTTTTAAGTAAAGGATTAATAGCATCTGAATCTGTAAATGTTCTAGGACCTGCTATGTTTACATTCTTATATTTTTGTAACAATTCTTGTATGTCTTGTACATTTTTTTGAGTTAACTCTTCTGCTGCATCAATAATAACTAATGGTTTGTTACCAGTTTTGTAAATACCTGGTGCTTTAGGTTTAGCTTGTGACCATGTATTTTTAGATGCATAGTTAATAGTTCCTA